CAAAAACGCTGAAAACGCCTCGTATTATCGCGATTGAACCTGTAGCAATGCAATATTGCCAACAGGCCATTCTCGAAGTACTTGTCCCTCTTCTTGAAAGAAACCGAATACTCGGTGACTCGATCGGTTTTACTGATCAGTCAATCAATCAGAATTGGGCTCTCACTTCCTCGGCTAATCAAAAGTTTGCTACTCTTGATTTGTCTGAAGCCAGTGATCGCGTTTCTAACTTGCTCGTTCTTCGCATGCTTAAAGTAGTCCCCGATTTATCGGGAGCGATTCAAGCATGTCGATCTACTAAAGCGAGTGTACCTGGCTTTGGTGATGTTCACCTTGCCAAGTTCGCGTCTATGGGTTCAGCGCTTTGTTTTCCGATTGAGGCGATGGTCTTTTTGACCATCATCTTGACAGGACTTCATCGCGCTAGCTCTACTAGTGTCTCTTTAAGGTCTATTAAAAGATTCTTAAAGAGTGTGCGTGTTTATGGGGATGACATCATTGTCCCCACAGACTATGCGCCTAGCGTGGCAAGGGAACTCGAAGACTTTGGTCTCCGAGTTAACACCAACAAGTCTTTCTGGACTGGAAAGTTCAGAGAGTCTTGTGGTATGGATGCATTCAATGGTAAGAGGATTACTCCTGTTTACTGTAATGAGATGCTTCCAAAGTCACGCGAGAATGTCGCCAGCATAGTATCTTCTGTTTCTCTTGCTAACCTTCTCTATGAGAATGGTTTGTGGAAGAGCAGCCGATATATCGAGAATCATGTACGTCAATTTGCACAATTGCCGTATGTTGGTCCCCGCGCTGGTGTCCTAGGTTTACGTAGCATTACATCAATGTATCGCTATAGCAAATCTAGCTCAACTTTACATAAGCCTTTAGTAAAAGGTCTTGTTGAAGTTGAGAAGGCCCGTTCGTCACCCTTAGGTGATTATGGTGCCTTGATGAAGTTTTTCCTTAAGAGGGAGCCTTTCAAACGAGTTTTCTCGTATGAGATGTCTCCTATCCTTGGGGATCACCTTCAACATTCAGGACGTCCTGTATCCGTCGCACTTCGATACAGGTGGGTACAACCCTACTAAGGGTTGGTCTGGCTTAGCCAGGGAGGGG